ATTCTGGGTATTGATGAAAGATACGGTCATTTCTTTAATTCTGAAATATTCATAATTTCTGGCCATTTCAATTGCATTGCCATCGAACATGTATTTGTTAACTGGTGAAAGATAATGGAACTCTGAAGCGCCATCAGCTCCTTCAGTAAAAAGCTTTGGAATGTTAGTGTTCCTCACTCTAGAGTGATGAACTGCATGAGAAGCGTTCGTTGGAATTTCAACGTGAAATGGTACTGGAATTAAAGGTTTCATTTTGTTTGATTACTATTAGGTTTATTTATTTCTTATGAAAACCTGTCGGAGATTTTTTCAAAAGAGAATGTTTGGACATTCGAAGTATAAACTTCTCCTTGGCCTCTTCTTGCCTGCGTTGGGATTGTAGTGAAGTGAGGACTAGAATAAGCCACGAGATATTCATACATCAGGACGACATCACCCAGCGGGATTTTGTAAAAAGCTGAACAGACTAGTTGGTTGTTATGTCGATCTGTAACATGATCATGCAAATGTAAAATATCTGCTACTGCTGTTTTAAGTTCTTCTATCCTAGAATTATCATCGTATTCACGGCTCAAAACTTTGGCCATCATCCTTGGAATGTCTAAATAGACGTCTTCTTTGGTTATTAGATAATTGAGGAAAGAACCTACCTCACTTTTTTGGATTTTCAAGTATTTCGGTGGATCTGGGAAATCAATTCCAGCCGCCAAGACACATGAATCGTCACCACAAAAGTAAGCTAAATCCACTTCTTCATCGAAGATTATTGAAGAACCAATTTCTCCCATGCTGTCAAAAGTGTTTGAGTCAATGGTATCTGCTCTTCCTGATTGATATTGATTATGAACATTTGCTGACATGTCAGACATATCGCATATCCAGTCAACATTTGCTTCTTCCATTATGGCGATAGCGTCTTTTGGTGCCCCAATACTCTCGAAAAGTTTCTTATTGAAGATCCTTGTACCCTCAGTTTTTGTAGTGTCTTGTTCTGAAATGTCCACATTAACGAAAGTGCTAAAAGGGAAATGATTTTTGGATTGTTGACCTTTTCTGACTGCATCAAGTCTTTTTGTTATTCTCCTTCGAAATCTGCGTCTGCTATGCCCATAACCCAATCCGACGCCCGGTTTACAAGCATTTTCTATTTGTTGGCAAAGAAGATAAACATAGGGAGAAACTATTTCATTAATAGTTTTTGCTTGTGCTGAAACTGGTTGTCCACCCTTGATATGAAATTCATCTTTTGTTAATTTCAAAGGTATTTCACTTCCTATTGCTGCTTTCGCTTTTAGTTGTTGTTTGTTGAAACCAGAGATTTTTTCAGTAGACTCATAATCAGTTCCGAAAGGATTCAGTTTGTGTTGCTCACGCTTTAGACGAACTCTTGTCAAAGCTTGTGCCCTTGCGTTGTTGACTTCTTCAGGCGTGACTTCCCTTAGTTTGTTAACATCAACGAATTTCTCAAATCCTGTCCATAATCTATGAGCTTCTGCTTCTGAATCAATGATTGCATTCCTGTCATTAGCTAAATACCTCTCAGTGATTGTGTGCAATCTATGATTAGAAATGTTGCGTTGTTGTAAACCATGAGTTTCGGAAAGTGGAACTAATGTCTTTTTCATTTGATCTGGGAGTAAATCTACCCCGCCTTTGATGTTAGCTGAACGTTTACTTTGCGGTTGTCTCATCTTAAGTATTTCAAATCTTTTGATTTCACTTTCGATGGGGAAAGCTGCACCAAAATTTTCTTTAAAAGCCAAAGATACTGGTCCTATCATTCCTGCTGTTGCTGTACTTAATCCATAACGGTCGGCATGGTCTGGTTCTGCTTCTTCTTCCAATTTTTCTATGTCAATGATGTTTTCAAAATCGACATCCATCAAAGCTGGTCCAAAATTTGAAACGGTTGCTGCATAATCCAAGGGAACGGCGATGTCGTGGGTAACTTCTCCTGCATTCGCCATTTGTATTGAAAAATTTTCTTTGCGAATTTCGTTGTTTCTACCTTGTGTTTCGGCCAAAATTCCTTCTTTACCTTCAATGATCATTGTCATTTTTTCATGCAATTCCATTCTTTTCGTTTTAGAAAATTTTCCTTCAGAAAATTTAAAGTCAACTACAGGTTTTAAGGATGGTTTTGCAATTTTAAAAGTGTGTGAAATGACATCAGTTGCACCCATTGTTGTGTGGAATCTGTCACGTGCTCCTATTTTGCACTTGTGATTTTCATTCAGGATTGGAAAGAACAGTTTGTTGACATGTGCAAGATTATCGACCCAAATGTTTAAGGTTTTCTTGTGCCTGCTCATTGCAACTAAGGCTTGTCCATGAACGTTTTGTATTAGGGCAGCACAATTTGAGGATAAAAATAAGTTAAATTCGTCTTTCCGGAGTCCTTGAATTGTCGCTACAGTAGGCCATTTAATGTTGTTAGCATGCTTTTCATCAAAACAAGCACCGAAAAAGTGTTGATGTTCAGTTTCACATTTAATTGGACAGGCTTTTGGTAATTTCCCTGAGACAATTTTAACAACTTTGCTGTTAAGAATTCTTGAAAGTGAAGTAACCTGCATGTTGTAGTGAGTATTCAAAGCTGCTACCGCATCGAGAGGTGTGCTCATCGTGATGTTTCTTTTGAGGAGTTTTCCTTTTGGAATTAAAGTTCTCAAATCTGGTACGCTTGTTTTAAGTGTTTTCCCGCCACCTTTCATTTGATCATCATCACCAATGACAAAAATTTTACTATGCAAACTCGCATAAGCCCAAAGGACTCTCGGATCAAAACACCATGCTTCATCGATTAGAATTCTGGATCCTGCTTTTTGTTTTAAGCCATTTGCCCAGGTGAAAGCTTTAAAACCCAAAGATTTATACTCGTCCGCTAAATTTTTTGTCGGCGTGATTACGAAGTCAATTTTGTTTCTCAGCATTTTGGCAGCCATAGTTGTTTTGCCTGATCCATATGTGCCAAGTAGTCCATGGACAAAACATTTTTCTTTGGGTATTAGATCTTTAATGTTTTCGGCTGCTTCCTTGTGCATTTCCGCAAAATTTCCTTTAGTATTCTTGAGTTCCTTAATCAAAATTTTGATCTCACTTTTATCACATTGACTATAATCTAATTCAACGGGTGTAAAAGTGAGGTCAGGAACTGAAAACTTTGGTCCATAAACTATGCCTGATTCAACAGATGTTATGATGCCATGAAAGGGTATTTTAACATGACATGAGCATTCTTCTTTGATATCGACTATTTGGACTGAACCAGGTGGAAGTTTCTCTTTGATATTCGGTATGTCACTCCTATAAACAGCAACTGCTTGATCCATAGGTATGATTGAATGTTCAGGATGGAAGAACGTTGCATAGATAGGAAGGTCAAAATTTTGATCTGCTGGCAAATCAAATAGTCCACCATTTCCTTGGAAAGTTTCAGTTGTCCTTTTTGAATCTAAGAAAACTTTTTCAAATTTTGAAGTTAGTTGTAGAGCTTCTTCAACACTAGCATTTTTAATGCAAACTTCTTTCCCAGCAAATGTTTGCCAATTTTCGATTTCAACGGCATCATTCCTACCGATGGCTCTATAAATAGTGCCTTTAGTGACTGGAACATCACAACCATTTGGTAAGTTGTTCATTGCTTCATTTGGTGTGATTGTTACCTCCAAAAATGAAAGTGTTTGCCTAGCTACTGAATTGAATTCATCAATTTCAAATTTTTCGAAAGTTTGTGTTTCAGGTGTTGAATATTCATCCAAATAGGGCTTTGAAGGATCAACCATTTTTTGTCTTGTGATAGAGCAATGTTTATTAGTCCAACTAGGTACCGTACAGTGTTCGAGTTTTAAAGTTTCACTGTAAAATCTGCTGACTTCATAATCAGTGGTGGAAATGCCGATATTTGGTCCATCTAGTGAATCTGGAGGTGGTGTTTTGAGTGGGTAACAGATTGCATCAATATCCAGGGGTAAAGGGTCGACGAATTTTGCAAATTTCACATCTAGTAGAGCGAAAACTTCATCTGGAGCATTGCAGCTCGTCCTTATTACCTTCCAGTATGCTGCCAATTCAAGGACCAAGCTCCCACATGTTCCTGCTCTTAGTTGTTCTGTGAACCTTTGCAATTTAACAGAGATGTATTTCTTTGTTACGCCGCCATCTTGGCGAATTGTGGTCCAATTTTTAGAGGTTCTCAGATTTCTCAATTGATGTGCCAGAGCCATGCTGAGATTGGCTAGAGGTAAGTCGATTCCTAAATCACTGATTACGATGTCTCTCCCTTTAATGAGATCTGTGCATTTGTAACAAAAGAGGTTGAGGCCATTGACACTGTTGTGAGTTTTAGGAACAAAGGGTTGGGTGAAATTGCTGACATTTTCAGTGTGCACGATATTATGCTCAATATCATGATGTGGTAGGTCAATCCAAGTCCTTCTATCATTGAAAGGTGCTGCCGCGGCATTCAGGAGGGTGTGATTCTCTTTAGCTTTTGACATTAAGTCCTTCTGTCTTGAGTCATTGAAATAGCCCATTCTTCTCCAGAATAGATCTTTTTTCGTAGGCTCATGTGGTTTGACAGAGAACAGAGAGAGCAAAAATTCGGTTTTTTGATTGTTAAAATTTTTGTCCTTTCTGTTATAATAAGCTGCTGAGGCATCATAATATTTCCATTTTCCTGTATAATGCACACCATCAAAAGGGATGTATGGTTTGTACATTATTTCATGTTGGCACATTTGTGTGGTATCTGTTGAAATGGTTGCATGACCATTTTCAATGCTTATGTCTAAATTGACTAAGCCAGGGGCAGATTGTATTGTATAGCCCATGTTGTTGATTGTTTTCTCGAAAAAATCTTCAGTTAGATTTTTCCCGAGATGTGCCAAAGGTGTTTTGTCTTCTTTATGATAAAGAAGATATGGTTTGAGGCAATCTGATAGACAATATCCATCATCATATGGATCGACGACATATTCTTTGCATTCTGGTACAGGCATCTGGTGCAAGTGGGTTGAATCTGCTTTTGAACTATATTCATCTACTCCTGGGTCTGTTCCCAATAACAAGGCGTAGACGGCCAAAGTTTCTTTGGTTACTCCATAAATTTCAGTCAGGTCTTTTCCAAAAATTCCAGATCGGAAG